GCTGACAATGGAAACGAAGAGATTCCACAGACCAAGGAAGAGGCCGCGGAGCAAAAGGTTTTTGACGATGCTGTTGACTCAATAAAGGGAATGGTTCAAAGAGATGATTCTGGCGAAAATAGAATAGTTGCCAACTCAAACCTCGACCATTCTGATATTGCTACTCGTGGCTCAACCATTGCCGTTCCTGGCTCCGCACCGCAAGCAGCCGTTCAGTACACAATTGTTTTTGACAACGCAGACCAGCAAGCACAGTGGTATAAATTCATAAAGTGGCTTCGCTCCGACCCGGCCGTAGATGGCGACACAACGGCAGAAAAGTTAATCAACTTTATTGACCCACACATGCCATGACCCGACAAAGAATGTTTTTGAACATCTCGTGTGTAGATGCTGCGCGCCAAAGAATTAGACACGTTTATGACCAGTTCGATACGGTATGCGTACAGTTCTCTGGTGGGAAAGACTCAACTGCTGCTCTCTTGCTGGCAAAGGAAGTTCACGAAGAGCGCGGGCTTGGACCAGTAAAGGTTATCTTTAGAGACGAAGAGATGGTCAGTCCAAAGACCATTGAATATGTTGAGCGGGTAAGAAACTACGACTGGGTGGATATGGAGTGGTATTGCCTTCCATTCATCGCCGAGGTGTGGGTTCTCGGAAGGCGTGAAAGAATCCTTCTGTGGGGAGGTGTCCGTGGCAGCGAGGGAAAATGGGTGAGAGACATGCCACCATGGGCAATAAGCGCCCAGACCTTTGGGCTTAATCCGTCTATGTCGCTTCCAGAGCAAACCGACTACTACACAATGCAGGGCAAGGTTGGCAACGTCGCGTTCATTACTGGCGTTCGTGCCAGTGAGTCAATGGTTCGCTATCGGTCCATTGTTCAGAAACTACATGAGAACTACATCGTTACTCCATACAAACTCAAAAGAGGAATACCGCTTAAGTTTGCAAAGGTTATTTACGACTGGAACACAGATGATGTTTTCAAGTTTATAGTCGAAGAACATGGTTCTGAATATTGCGAGTACTACGACCTTGCAGCATTGACTGGTAGTAATACAAGAGTCGGCATCCCACTCCACTCAATTGCAATCAGAAGAATTGGGGACGTTGTGGCAACAGAACCAGAGTTCTACGACAGACTTGTTGAATGCTTCCCCCATATTGATGCTCAGCGAAGAATATGGAAAGACTTCGATGTTGAAAAGTTGATTTCAAGATACGCAGACGACGGGTTTGAAGGCGCATCAAACTTTATTAACGATTTCATTCTTGGAGAAGAAGCAGCACGTTCGGCAAGAACATTCGTCTCAAAGTTTAGGCAGAAGCGCGCAATAGACCCAAGCGGCTATCCACTCAACTACTTAATAAGAACGCTACTGCTCAATCAGTTTGACTCGAACTCCCCAACACCAGTTGGTCCAAAGACAAAGGCTCATGCCGTAAGAATGATTGAAATAACAGAGGAACAAAATGAAACAATTGAATATTAACTACGTCAAAGCCAGCGACTTGAAGATTCCGGAATGGAAGGCAACATACATACTTCGCCCGGACCTGCTTGTTCTGTCCGCTTCACTCATGGAGTTTGGGTTCATTGAACCAATCCACGTTCGTGCCTCGACCAAAGAAGTAATCGATGGCAGCGAAAGACTCCTTCTATTTTTAAATGTTTCCAGAATTGCCGATGCGCACGGAGACATGATTCCAGTCATTGAGCATGATTGCGATGGGCTCACAGCAATGATGATGCACCTACGCTTCAATCGGGGTCGTGGGACTCTGGTTGCAAAAAAGATTTCGAATATTGTTCGGAAGTTAAAGCAGTCAGGGAAGTATGACCGCCATGATTTTGATACCCTTTTATGCATGAAGACAGATGAGCTAGAGGTTATGCTTGAGGCGTCAATCATCAAGACAAGAAAAATATCTGAACACACATACTCCCGTGCGTGGGTTCCAATCGAGGCTCCAGCGGGCACGGTTGACAATAGCCCTCTTGTTGAAAGACCACCAAATTCAGATAGATGACGATGATATAATGAATTTATTAATCCGTCCAAAAATGAGGAATAATCAATATGCCACAGCCAATTCAAGGACCAACTCTTGCCGACGTAGCAACAAATGTTGCGCGCAGAGAAAAAGAAATTAGAAGCAGGGGAAGGGTTTCTGGTCGTGGAGCAGCAGAGCTTAAAAAGCTTGAGGCGACAGCAAGGCAGGCCGGAGCCAGCAAGGCAGATTTGGCAAGACAACGGGCAATAGCTAAAGAAATTGCCAAATATGGAACTGGAGCAAGAGGCGCTCCATCCACACGGAGACGGAACGCCCTTTTTAATGAGTCTGGAAGAATTGCCAAAAGAGCAAGAGCTTCAGCAGCCAAAAAGCAGGCAGTAGTAGCCAAAAAGGCCGCAAAGGTGAAAGCAGCTAAAAAGACCGCCAAGAAACGAGCCGCCACAGCCAAGAAAGCTGCAAAGAAAACAGCCAGGCCAGCGAAGAAGGCTGCAAAGAAGGCGGCACCAGCCAAGAAGGCTGCAAACAAGCGTCGCTAGAACTCAATTATTGAGTTATAAATAATTAGTGCTTTTCTTTAAAGTGCTACAATTGGACTGAAAAGTTGCAACCTCAGAGGTAATCTATGCTCGTAACAGTCCCAAACTTGCTCACATATATGGACATCTCGTTGACTCTGCGTCAGCAGGATGCCGCAGACATGGTTCTTGCTGGCCTCCAGAGCGAGTTGGAAGCTTATCTGAGGAGACCTGTTGAGCCAACAGAATTTACCGAAGAATACGTTCTCGACTCAGGCCACCTGGGAGTTCCTATGGGGAGCTTTCTTTCAGTCAACCGACCCGTCGGCGACTCGTTCAGCACAACTAGTCCTGTAGAGAATACGGTCTACACAGAACCTCCTCAGACCATTTACCTACGCAACTCCCCTGTTGTCTCGGTTATCGAGGTTACGGTAAAGCCGCAGTTTGGCGATGAACGAGTGCTCACCGAGGAAAGCGACTATGTAGTCAGACGATACGGAATTGACTATTTCTTTGGATTCTCAAACGACATCGTGACAGTTAACTATACGGCTGGCCTCGGCGGTGCAAACATAAAGATGTTCAAGCTGATGATTCTTCGTGCGGCAACTCGTGAAATGCAAAACATGCACGACGATGTTGTTGGCGTAAAAGACCTCAACACAAGAAACGTTGCGCCGCTGGAAACAGGGTTTACCGACCGCGAGCTCGCCTCTGTCAGGAAGTACAGAAGAGTAAGAGTTGCGTAATGGCTAGGACAACTGGCAGAATAACGATTGAGGTTGACGTCAAGGCAGACGACGTCCTTGACCTTCTGGAAAACATGAAAGACAGAGCAAATGATATGCGGCCTGTTTTTAGATGGGCGAAGGGGCAGCTTGAACTAGCCAATGCAGCAAACTTCATGGCTAACGGTCTCCCGACTGGAAGGCCATGGGCACCCCTGGACAAAGACTATGGAACATGGAAGTCAGCACGCTTTCCCGGTACGGGAACGATGGTTCAGACTGGAAATCTTTTCAGAAGCCTTGTCAATATGAACGACTCCGCGGTAAATGTGATTTCAAAAGATACGGCGACATTTGGCACTTCTGTCGAATACGCAAAATTCCACCAATACGGAACCACCAAGATGCCTGCAAGAAAAATAGTATTCACCCCAAGAGAATTCCCACGAGAGCTAGGGATTGCAATGGTCAAATACATGACTCTTGGTGAGGACGGAATCGTATGAGCTTGATGCATGGGCCACAGTTTGCCAAGTCCTATGTCAATGAATATCTAAAATTTGATATTCCCGTTAGAATAATCAGCTATAGGAACGGTTGGAGTGTCGACGACATCACACTTCCGACCCCGGTGGATTTCTTCATCCACGAGCCAATTGCAATGGATACATGGCCGACGATAATCACCGCTGCGATTTCCACAAGCAAATTTGAAAGAATTGGCTATGACGGACCAGACCCCCTCTATAGGGTTGACTACTCAATGCGTACTTATGTTTGGGCTAGGTCGGACGGAGCAGAAGCCGCGACCACCATGCGAGACCGCCTAACGACTGTTCTCAGAGCCGCTATCCTCGACTATCCATGCCTCAAGGCGTACGACGATAGGAATTCTTTTCGTGCAATGATTGACGAATCGACCCTTCGTGAAGAATTCTCTGATTTAACCCTATTGAAGGGTGACAGATTCCTTGCGGGCTCCTACATTTCGTACACTCTGCAAATCGATGAAATTGTTTCCCGAGAGCCAATCGGCACTCTTGACGAGATTGACCTCGAAGTTACTCAAACTGGCGTCCAATTGGACCCAGACACCAACGAAATAAAAGAGCTACCGACATTTGAGCCCATCTGAAGTACAATAAAAAAGGTTTAAAACATAAAACCGTTTACATCAAATCTTTTTAACAGTTGCATTAGAAAAACGTTTTGCATCTGTACAATTGAAACCAATAGGCGGGATTCAAAATCCTAAAACGAGCAACAGGAGTGTCCAATGCCCGGTGTAGTCATTTCGACAGCAGTAAGAACAGGTCCATCAGCAACAACGGTTCGCGAATCTTCGCAACTCTTCGTGGTTGGTAA